CCTATGAAAACGGAAAGTGGACAACTACAAGTTTTGAATCCAGAGAGGACTTCAAAAACTTTATCCTCAATGATATTTTTAAAGAACCTGGAAAGTATAAGTTCAATCAAATTACCAATGACATATTTATTTCAGAGTCAGAAAGATTTAAAAAAGATGGAGTATATTGTACTTCTCCATTCAAATCTAGAGACTACATAAGTTATTGGGATGATCAAAAGACAAAATGCCGTAAAGGTATAATAGTAAAAGATGGAGATTTAACTTGGTTTGTTTGTAGAGAGTATTACATGTGGTTAAACTTTCTTCCAATCTTTGATAAAGAAGAACAAAAATTTGGTTTTGCTAAAATCAGGGATGCTCAATATCACTTAGCTCTTTATGAATTATTAGCAGAACTTAATTATAAACATGCCGCCATTCTTAAGAAAAGACAGATAGCTTCATCCTATTACCATATGGGTAAGTTTATAAATCAGCAATGGTTTGAGGCTGGGGTTACTCTTAAGATGGGTGCAAGTCTTAAGGACTATATCAATGAGAAAGGATCTTGGAAGTTCTTACAGGAATATGCTGCATTCTTAAATGAACATACAGCATGGTACCGTCCTATGTCTCCGGATAAAGTAATGATGTGGCAACAGAAGATTGAGGTAAGAAAAGGTGATAGAAAAACAGAAGTTGGTCTCAAAGGTACTATACAAGGTATGTCATTTGAGAAAGATCCAACAAATGGTGTAGGGGGTCCAGTTAAGTACTTCTTTCATGAAGAGGCTGGGATTGCTCCTAAGATGGATCAGACATATGAGTACATGCGCCCGGCCATGAGATCTGGACTTATTACTACAGGTATGTTCATTGCGGCAGGATCTGTAGGAGACTTATCACAATGTAATCCTTTGAAGGATATGATACTTAATCCTACATCAAAAGATATTTATGCAGTAGAAACAGATCTTATTGATGATAAAGGTACTGTAGGCATGACAGGATTATTTATTCCTGAACAATGGTCAATGCCCCCACATATTGATGTGTATGGTAACTCACTTGTAGAAGATGCTGTAGAAGCTCTAGAGAAACAATTTAAACAATGGAAGGATGAGTTATCTCCTGAAGATTATCAGCTCCGTATATCTCAGCATCCTAGAAATATTAAAGAAGCATTTGCTTACAGAACAGTATCTGTATTCCCTCCACATCTTCTTGCTGCACAGGAAAGAAGAATAGAAGAAAAAGAATATGGTTATGAATATCTAGATATATCTACAGATGCAGATGGAAATCCCGTTGTTACTAAAAGCAACAAGAGGCCAATAATGGAATTTCCTATAAATAAAAAAACAGAAGATAAAACTGGATGTATTGTTGTATGGGAAAGACCGGTAGATAAACCTATATTTGGACAATACTATGCTTCTATTGACCCTGTAGGTGAAGGTAAAACAACTACTTCAGAATCACTCTGTTCTATATATGTAATGAAAGCACCAGTAGAAGTTACTAAGGTAACTGGTGAAGAAACAGAAACTTATATAGAACAAGGTAAAATTGTAGCAGCATGGTGTGGTAGATATGATGATATTAATCAAACTCATAAGCAATTAGAACTAATCATTGAATGGTATAATGCATGGGCACTTGTAGAAAACAACATTTCTTATTTTATCCAGCATATGATATCAAGAAGAAAACAAAGATATTTGGTACCTAAAAACCAAATTATGTTTTTAAAAGATCTTGGTGCAAATAATAATGTATTTCAGGAATATGGTTGGAAAAATACAGGTACTCTTTTCAAAGCACATCTTCTTAGTTATGCTATAGAATATACTAAAGAAGAATTAGATCAGGAACTTAAACCAGATGGAACTGTTGTCAGAACAACTTATGGTATTGAACGCATACCAGATCCAATGTTGATTAAAGAAATGAGAGAATATGCAGATGGAGTCAATGTGGATAGACTAGTTTCTTTTGCTGCTCTTGTAGCTTTTATGAAAATACAACAGTCTAATAGAGGTTATTCTAAAAGAACAATCATGGATGATGCAGCTAAAAACTTGCAAAAGTCAGAAAATTTGTTTAAATTAAATAGGAGTCCCTTTCGTCATGTTGGAAGGGGGCAACTTGGTAATGGGCAGACAATGAAAAGATCACCCTTTAAAAACTTTAAATAATTAATATGCAAATATATAATGCACTTCAATTAAAAAACGGAGCTAAGGCAGATACTAACCGTATGGGTACTGTAACTCAACCATTACAGTTTATTCCTAAAAAAGAAAAAGATGACCAATGGGCTGCTTGGAATTTAGACTGGGTTGAATGGCAAGGTCTTAAACAAATCCGAAGAAATGCTAGAAGACTTATGAAAAACTATAAGCTTGCAAAAGGTATTATAGATAAGTCAGACTATATTGTTGAAGAAGATAATGAGTACAGAGATATAGTTGAAATATTAACTAAAGAAGATCAGTCAGCATTAGAATTAAAATTCTATCCTATTATTCCAAATGTCATTAATGTTTTAGTAGCTGAATTTGCAAAGAGATCTACCAAACTTGTTTATAGAGCTGTTGATGATATATCATACAATGAGCTTTTAGAAGAAAAAAGAAAAATGGTAGAAGACACTCTTTTAGATAATGCTAGATTTAAAATACTCAGTGCATTAATTGAACAAGGATTAGATCCAAATTCACCAGAGGCTCAAGAACAAACTAATCCTGATAAACTAAAAACTCTTTCTGAGATTGAATCTTTTTTTAAGAAAGATTATAGATCTATGATAGAACAGTGGGCTATGCATCAACATAAAGTTGATGTTGAGAGATTTAAAATGGATGAGTTAGAAGAAAGAGGTTTCCGTGACATGCTTATTACAGATAGAGAATTCTGGCATTTCCGCATGATGGAAGATGATTATGAAGTAGAACTATGGAATCCAGTAATTACTTTCTATCATAAATCACCTGATGCAAGATATATATCACAAGCAAACTGGGTAGGTAAAACTGATATGTTAAGTATATCAGATGTTATTGATAAGTATGGTTGGTTAATGACTGAAGAGCAAATGGATGCTTTAGAAGCAGTATATCCAATTAGATCTGCAGGTTATACAACAGGAGGAATACAAAATGATGGATCTTTCTATGATGCTACAAAAACTCATGAATGGAATGTTAATTCACCATCTTTAGCTTATAGACAGTACACTACTGCAATGAATGGTACTGTTATGGATAGCATTGATATTATTAATCAAATCCTTATGGAAGGTGAAGATTACTATGATCAAGGTACAGTATTCTTACTAAGAGTAAGTACAATATACTGGAAATCTCAAAAGAAACTTGGCCATCTTACTAAGATTGAAGAAAATGGTGAAGTTATTACAGATATAGTAACTGAAGATTATAAGGTTACTGAGAAACCAATTTATGATAATAGATTATTTAAAAATAAAACTAAAGATAATCTGGTATTTGGAGAACATATAGATTGGATTTGGATTAATGAAGTTTGGGGTGGTGTTAAGATAGGTCCTAATATTCCTTCATATTGGGGAATGAATAATCCTGGAGGATTTTCTCCAATATATTTAGGAATAAACCAAAATAAAATATGTCCTATTAAGTTTCAATTTAAAGGTGATTCTAGTTTATATGGTTGCAAACTTCCGGTAGAAGGTTCTGTATTCTCAGATAGAAATACAAAGTCTACAGCACTTATTGACTTAATGAAGCCATACCAGATTGGATATAACATTGTCAATAATCAGATAGCAGATATACTAGTAGATGAGCTTGGTACTATCATCATGCTTGATCAAAATTCATTACCAAGACATTCATTAGGAGAAGATTGGGGTAAAGGAAACTTAGCAAAAGCATATGTAGCAATGAAGAATTTCCAGATGTTACCATTGGATACTTCTATTACAAACACTGAGAATGCATTAAACTTCTCTCATTTTCAAAAACTTGATCTATCTCAGACAGAAAGATTAATGACTAGGATACAATTAGCTAATCACTTTAAGCAACAAGCTTATGAAGTTATAGGTGTTAATCCTCAAAGAATGGGTCAGCAATTATCTCAACAAACTGCTACTGGAGTAGAACAAGCTGTTGCTGCATCATATGCTCAAACAGAAATGTTCTTTATGCAACACTGTGATTATCTAATGCCTAGAGTTCATCAAATGAGAACTGACTTAGCTCAGTATTATCATTCATCAAATCCTTCTGTAAGATTATCATATATAACTACTGCAGATGAAAAAGTAAACTTTGAAATTGAAGGTACAGATCTTTTAATGAGAGACTTAAATATATTTGCAACTACAAGTGCTAACCATAGAGCTGTTCTAGAACAACTTAAACAAATGGCTATGCAGAATAATACTACAGGTGCTAGTATATATGATCTAGGAAAAGTTATTCAATCTGAGTCAATTGCTGAACTTAATAATGCTCTGAAATCATCAGAACAAAAACAGCAAGAGATGAAACAACAAGAAATGCAACAGCAACAACAAATGCAACAAGAACAACTTGCATCAGCTGAAAAACAAAAACAAATGGAGATTCAAGCAGCTGCTGCTAGAGATGATAAGATGATTCAGAAAGATATTACTGTAGCTGAAATTAGAGCTGCAGGCTATGGTTCTACTGTAGATCTTGACAAAAATCAAATGTCAGACTTTAGAGATGCTATGAAAGATATAAGAGATACAGAGCAATACAAAGAACAAACAAATTTACAAAGAGAAAAAGAAACAAATAGAAATGTTCAACAAGCTAGAAAGAATGACATTGAAAGAGAAAAGCTTCAAGTACAAAGAGAAATAGCAAATAAACAACTTCAAATTGCTCAAGAAAATAAAAACAAATATGATGTAGATAAAGGAAAAAAAGACTAGTAGCTATATAGTGCTAAAAAAGTATTGTAAGCTTTTAAATTTTCCAAGTTTATTTTGTATATTGATATATAACATAAAACCAACAATATGGAAACAACCAACAACAAACCTGAAGATCAGGTGCAGGATTCTACAACGGTAGAACAAGTAGATGTAAATATTGATGAATTATTTGGAATGCCAGGAGCAGAAAGTGTAATGCTTCCTAATGATAAATCAGAACCTGAAAAAAAATCAGTCTTCACAGCAGAGAAAACTGATATGACGTTCTTTGACAAACCTGAAACTAAAACTCCTGAAGAAAGGAAAGAAGATGAAGAGAAGAAAGTAGAAGTTGAAGAAACTATTGCTGAACTTAATGAACTCATCACTCAAGAAGAAGATGCTGGTAATAAAGGAAGACCAAAGATTGATAAATCAGGTCTTGCTGAATTAGCACAAAAAATGATTGAAGAAGGTACCTTGATGCCATTTGATGATGATAAGCCTCTAGAAGAATATACAACAAAAGACTTTAGAGAATTATTTGAAGCAAACTTTCAAGATAGAGAAGCTAGAATTAGAGAGAATACTCCAAGAGAATTTTTTCAAGCTTTACCAGAAGAACTTCAATATGCTGCTAAATATGTAGCTGATGGTGGACAAGATCTTAAAGGTCTATTTAGAACTTTAGCTCAAGTAGAAGAAATAAGAGAACTTGACCCAGATGATGAAAGAGATCAAGCTGAGATTGCAAGACAATATCTTTGGGCAACTAATTTTGGAACAGCTGAAGAAATAGAAGCAGAAATTCAAGATTGGCAAGATTTAGATAGATTAGCTCAAAAAGCTAATCAGTTTAAACCTAAGTTGGATAGAATGCAAGAAGAAATTATTGCAAGACAACTACAAGAGCAAGAGTATAAGAAACAACAACAGACACAGCAAGCAAGACTGTATACTGACAATGTGTATAATACATTATCTGTAGGAGAATTAGGTGGTATTAAGTTAGACAGAAAGACACAGGGTTTACTTTACTCTGGATTAGTTCAACCTAACTACCCGTCAATTTCAGGTAAACCTACAAACTTACTTGGACACTTATTAGAAAAGTATCAGTTTGTAGAACCAAGACATGATTTAATTGCAGAAGCTTTATGGTTACTTGCTGATCCAAATGGATACAAAAACAAAGTAAGAGACCAAGGTGGAAAACAAGCTACAGAAAAAGTAGTAAGGCAATTAAAAACTGAACAGTCTAGAAAAATTGCTTCATCTAATACAAATCAAGATGAAGAAGCAGAAAGAAGATCTGCTGTTGCTTCTAGACCAGTACAAAGAACCGTCTCTAGAAATAATATGTTCAAGAGATTTTAATAAATAGTAACAAACAAAAACAAATAAAAAATGGCAACTCCAGTTTTAAACAATGGGATATTCCTAAGAGACACAGCCTACCAAGCTTCATCGCATGTAGACTCTTATCACTTAGTGAATATGTTAAAAGATGCTGAACCTATGGATTTAGGTCCAGTAGACCTTTGGGCTATGGCTCAAAAAGTTGAAATGCCTCTTTATCAAATGTCATCATTTGGAGGTAAAAATGTAATCAATGTTGATAATGCTCGTGGAGAGTACAGATGGCAGACTCCTGTATCTACAGACCTTCCATACATTATTGAAGACATTGAACCAAACAATACCTTTAAAGGTACAGATGGTAATACTTTCCGTATTAAAATCAACAGAAGAGAATTTGGACATGGTGATATCATCACTTATGACAAATACAATGGTGTTGAGATGTACATTACTGATGAAGATATCTTACCTTTAGGAGATGGATTTGTTTATACAGTTCAGTTGGTAAACAATGACAACTTCAGATTCCTTGATAACAGATTCTTAGAGAATGGTACTAAACTATTCAGAAAAGGTTCTGCTAGAGGTGAATATGGTGAAAGATTCTCTGACATCACTACAAGAACTTCATTCCGTGAGTTCTATAACTTTGTTGGTGGTGCTGAAGCTCATGTACATTATTCTATCTCATCTCGTGCTGACTTGATGATTAAAGGTGGAATGAATGCAGATGGTACAGTTCCTGTAACTGAGATCTGGAGAAACTTTAGTGCTAACAATGATCCTTCTATCTCTTCATTAGAAGATATGATCAAAGTTATGGGTAAAGACAAAGTGAAAAAAGCATTTGATAATGGAGATCTTTCTAGAACTTTCTTAACTCAAATGGAAGCAGCTCACCTTTCTAAAATTGCAACTGACATTGAGACTTACTTAATGTGGGGACAAGGAGGTAGAGTACGTCAAGATGGTCCAGATGATATTAGATTATCAGTAGGTCTTTGGAGACAGTTGGATAACTCATTCAAAAGAGTATACAACAAAAATAACTTTACTCTTGATTTATTCCGTGGAGAAATCTATAACTTCTTCAATGGTAAAGTTGAGTTCCAAGGTCCAGATCCTAAGCGTTCACTAGTTGTACAAACAGGTATGGGTGGAATGAGAATGGTAAATGAAGCTATCAAAAGAGAAGCAGTTGCTTCTGGTCTATTGATTCAGGCTGCTGATATTGGTGCAATCACTGGTAAAGGTATGGACTTGAACTTTGGATTTGCTTATACTTCATATGTAATTCCATTCTTGGCAAATGTTAAGTTTGTATTGAACCCTGCATTTGACAACATTCATACAAATGATATTGAGAACCCAATCATTGATGGTTTCCCATTATCTTCTTACTCATTCATTATCTTTGATATCACTGATAACACTAATGACAATATCTACTTATTGAAATTGTCTTGGGATAATCAATTGAAGTGGTGGTATCAAAATGGTACTATGGACTACATGGGTCGTACCCAAGGATTCCAGTCTTCTGGACAGTTCAATGGATACCGAGTAATGATGTCTCAAACTATGCCTGCAATTTGGGTAAAAGATCCAACTAAGGTATTGAAGATTGTTATGAGAAACCCAGTAACTGGCGGATCATTCTAATCTGACTCTATATATATGGGGAGGGGGTAACTCCTCCCTTTTTTTTAAATTTTAATAACCAACAAAAAAACCAACAAAAATGGAAACAACAGATTTTACAATGGTTGAAGTAGGAGTAGGCAGCATTAAAAAAACAAATATTGCTGTTAGACCTTACTTTGACAAACAAGCCACTAACATGGGGTTAGAGGATTATGGAATGAGTTTATTTGACGGAGTAACTCATAATGAGCAACTTGCTTGTTTAGAAAATAATGGTGTAATAAGATATGTTACAGGATTAAATGAATTTGCTCCTGAAATTAAACTATTAGACCCTGAAGTTAAAGAAGCAAGAATTAAAGAGATAAGAAGTTCAGTAGCTGAATTAGAAAGAGAATTGGCTGCAAATGTTATTGATCCTACAGATAAAGATTTCTGGAATCAAGTAAAACTTCTTAAACCTGATAATAAAGAATTTTGGAATAAGATAGAAATGTCATGTGGTAATGAACCAGTATATCTTGATCCAAATAAACCTTTTGATAGAATTAAACTTCATGCAATTGAAGCAGGAGGATTTGCAATGATTGCAAAAAGTTATGATGATGCAAGATCAAAAGCAGTACCACCTAAATTCTATCTAGATAAAGAGGAAGAAACTGTAATGGTAAGAACAGAGTACAAAAAACTCCGTAACAAAGCTTACTCAGAGTTACAAAAATTATATGATAAAAATAGTACTAAATTATTCTACATTGCTAAAGTTGTGGATGCTGTAAGTTCTCAGTATAGAAAATCAACTCCATTAGATGTTATCTATGAAAATATGGATAAATATATTTCTGGAGAAGGTGCTGAAAATAACAAAGAAAGAGCAGCAAAAACATTTATTGATGCAGTTAATTTAGACATGGAAACACTAAAAATTAAATCAATTGTTCGTGATTCCAGTTTTTTTAAGTATATTATACATAAGGCAGATGGATATATATACCATGCTAAGACAAATAGTTTACTTGGTAGAAATGTTTCTGATGTAATTGAGCATTTAAAAAACCCATTACATGAAGACATTTTAAAAGATCTTAATCAGTCTTGTGAAAAGTATTGGAACACTTAAATTAAAATAAAATGAAAAAGGCATGCGTAACTAAAACAAAGTCTAAAAAACTTACAGGAGCTGACAAAACTCCAGGTGGAAAAGTTGGTGGTACTTCTAAAGCTCCTAAAACTGCACTACCAAAAGCAAAATTAGGAATGGCTGTAAAAGGTAAATATTATGCTGGTGGCATTACTGATACTGAAGAACCATATGTTAGAAATTTACCTGAAGTTAATGTTACTGCAACCAAAGGTAAGCAAACAAGAGCTTCAAAAGCTAAGCCTAAAGCTATGTATGGTATGGCAATGAAACCTGGAATGATGAGAAAAGGTGGCTCTAAAAAAAGCTGTTAATCATGCCAAAGGATTCTTGTTATCATAGTGTAAAAGCAAGATATGCTGTGTTTCCTTCAGCAAGGGCTTCTCAAGCTATTGCCAAATGCCGTAAAGGTAAAGGCACTGTTAGAAAGACTGAGAAAGGAGCAGAGCTTAAAAGATGGCAAGCAGAGAAATGGCAAGATACTAAATCAGGAAAACCTTGTGGTGCCGGTGGTTCTAATGAGTACTGCCGGCCTACAAAAAGAGTATCAAAGGATACTCCTAAAACCAAATATGAACTAAGTCCTTCTAAACTAGCTGCTAAGAAAGCTGAGAAGTCTAGAGTAGGTATGGGAAGAAGGGTTAAAAAAGTATAGTTATGGCAATTAAAAAAACAACAACTAAAAAAGCACCTGCAAAGAAAGCTTCTGTAGGTATGACTATCTCTGCAACTCCTAAAGCAGAAATGAGAAAATGGGAAGTTGAATCTGCATTAAGTTGTCTAAAAAGAGCAGAGGATATCCGTAAGGATAAAAATATGATGAGAGATATTTCAAAACTTGCTGAAGAGCAAATGAAAGTTCTTAAAAATTTTAGTAAATAGTCATGGCAAGACTTACTGCTGGTGGTGAAAAACACAAGATTTACAAAAAAACTAATAAAATTGGTGAAGGTAAACCTGGTGATATAATGGTTAATCATCCTACAAAAGATAAAGGTAAGTGGGATACAATTAACTTAACACAAAAGGCAGGAGCAAAAACCATTAAGCAAGGAATTGCAGCTACTAAAAAATGGCATAAAGAAAATCCTATGATACCTAGAGGTTATCATATGATGCCTGATGGTAAGATTATGAAAAATAGTGCACACAAAAAAGATAAGAAAAATGGCAAAGTCTCCAGCATGGCAAAGAAAAGAAGGTAAGAATCCTGAAGGAGGTCTTAATGCTAAAGGTGTTGCATCTTATAGAAGAGAAAACCCTGGTAGTAAACTTAAGACAGCTGTAACTACCAAACCTTCTAAACTTGATCCAGATAGTAAATCTGCTAAAAGAAGAAAGTCTTTCTGTGCTAGAATGTCAGGAATGAAGAAAAAACTAACAAGCTCTAAGACAGCTAATGATCCTAACTCAAGGATCAATAAGTCTTTAAGAAAGTGGAACTGTTAAATTAATATAGTCATGAAAAAATGTATGAAATGTGGTGGCCCCAAAATGAAAAATGGAGGACAACCTAACGGAACAATTGTTTCTCCTATCTATAATGCTAGTACTAGACCAACAACTATGAGAAAAGGTGGTGTTAAAAAATATTTTACAGGTGGAGATACTGGTGATGCTAGTAAAGGTATAGATTCTCCTACAGCTCCAAAATCTGGTTATAATAATAGTAGAATACTTACAGCAAAAAATGGAGGTGCCTATAAGAAAGGTGGTTCTGTAAAAAATGCTAAACTAGCTGCATTAGCTCCACCTAAAAATAAAATTACTCGTGCTGATATTATAGCAGGTGCATTAAAAAATAAAAGAAAGAAAAAATAGTTATGAGTTTAAAAGATTCTGATAAACCTAAAAAGAAAAAAATATACAAGCAAGTATTTATTTCTCCTGACCGTAATTACAAAAGAAAATATACGGGTTATGATGATGGCTCAGAAAAATCTAAAGAAACTAGAACTATTAGAGGTGTACTTAAAGGGGTCCCAAAAAAGAATCCATTATCAAGACCACAGATGAGTCCTGATAAACTTGAAGAATTGTTGACACCAGTACAACCAAGTAATGAGTTAACTATGAAGAAAAAAGGTGGAACCGTAGATAAAAAATGGATACAAAAAGCAGTTAATCCTAAACATAAAGGTTACTGCACTCCTATGTCTAAACCTACATGTACACCTAAGAGAAAGGCTCTTGCTAGAACTTTTAAAAAAATGGCTAAAAACAGATAACATGAAAAAGACAAATAAACATCCATTAACTTTCTTTAGAGAAGCTAATGAAGCTAGAACAAAATTGGTTAAGAAATTTATGGGAGGACCTGGAAATGAAGCTGATCCTTATAGTGCAACTGGAGACTTTGGTCCTAAAGAACAAAAAGCTCAAGAAGCTTATGATCTTGATAACCAAAGTAAAACAAAAGGTTATTCTAATGTTGCAGCTGGTAAGCAATGGACTACTGGAACAGTTGCACCATATGCACCTATTAAGAAAAAAGGTGGATCTGTAAGAAGAAAAAAATAAATCATGCTTAATAGTACACTTACCATAAAGATTAAACAAAGACTCAATAAGCTTGACAGTCAAGACTATGACAATATAGAATGCTGGCAAGTAGTTGAGGCTTTTAATAAAGCTCAAGTAGAATGGGTAAGAAGACAGCTACATGGAATTAATGTGGTTAAAGAAGGTGATGAGCAATCTACTAGAAGAAAAGATGACTTGCAAATTTTACTAGAAACATTTCCTATAACTATATCTGATAAAGATTACTATTATTCTGGATTATTACCTGAAGATTACTTGCAATGGAAAAGAGTAGATGTTTTTGCAAATAAAGACTGCTGCAAGAAAAGACCTATGATGGTATATCTTGCAGAAGAAGGGAATCTCCGGGAACTTCTTAGAGATAAATCAAAACAACCAAACTTTGAGTGGGGAGAAACATTTGCTACTCTAAAAGGTGGTAATGTTAATATCTATACAAATAAAGAATTTACTATACAAACAGCTGATCTTATTTACTATAGACAGCCTATAAAAATTCAAGTTTTAAACTGTGTAGATCCATATACTAATGTAGCTTCTACGGCTAATGTAGAATGTGAGTTTAAAGATGATATAATAGAATTAATAATAGATGAGGCCGCTAGTATTTTAGCTGGAGATATTGAATCAACAAATCAATTCTCTAGAGGTACACAAGGTGCTGAAAGAAACAATTAACCATGGAACAAAAAGCAAGACTTTTAAAAAGAAATCCTGAACCTGCTAGAACAATTAGCAGACCTCAGCCAGTTGTTACTCAACCTAAAGAAGAACCTGCTAAACCACAACCAACTCCTGATACAGGTGTAGGAGGTAGTTCATTAGATAATATGGTAGCTGCCTGTGCAACAGAAATGATGAATGCTGCTATTAGTTTTCATAAATTACATTTAAAAATTACTGGTGATGGATCTTATGCAGCTCATAATGCATTAGGTGGTTTTTATGAAGGATTACATGGCCATGCTGATACTCTTGTAGAAGGTTATCAAGGTGTAGCAGAAAAACTTATAAAGTATACTGATATGCCAATTAGAACATTAGATACTGTAGCAGATGGTGTAGGATATTTAAGAGATCTGTATAATTCAATTAATAAACTACAAGGTATGTTGCCTTATTCAGAAATAGTAAATAACTTAGATTTAGTTAAGGATTCAATTAATTCAACTAAGTACAAGTTACTTTTTTTAAAATAATTTGGAAGTTTAAAAAACTTTTAGTATATTATAGTATATTTATTTATTAACAAAAACAAAAAACAATGAGTTATTTTAATCATGCATTTAGAAAAACATTAGTTGCTACTAATGGTATTTCTCCACTTGATACAGGAACTGTATTAGGTGTAAATGGTGTTAGTTTGGGTGCTGGGCAATTGGCATTCATTAACCCAAATAACTGGCAAATTCAAGAGCCTAATCCAAATTTACCAGCTCCATTAGATGAGTCTTGCTGTGAGTTAATTCTTGCTTCAGGTTCATTAATGGCAAATGATAGAATAGGACCTGCTCACGGAGGTTATTTAGAGTCTAATAAGACTAAAACTATCAAAGCAAAATATGCAAGTAAACTTTATGTAGTTCCTGCAAATGCTGCTCAAAATTATATTACACATGTTGGTACTACTCCTTGGACAGTAGCTGTTCCACCAGTAACAGGAAACCCTGGAGAAACTGCTGGAGATTGTTGTAAACAATTTTTATGTGGAGAAACTTACTACTTACGTGTAGATGTTAAAGGTTATCCAGTTATGCAAACTTTAAACCACAATGGGTACCAAACTCTTGAGGCTTATACAGGTTGTTGTGCTGATGATGCTGTTGTACCTACTCCAGTAGATCCACGTAGAGTATTTATTCAATGGGGTCAACAATTGAGAAGAAACAAATTGTTAAATCAATTTGCATTCCCAGTTATTACATTTAGAATTGGTGCTGGTGCTTGGACATATTACTATCCAGATGATATTGCAGTATTACCTGTAATTGCTGGTGTAACTGTATTAAGATACAGAGATTGGACTGAACAAGCCTATGTAAATGGTATGTGTGCTGGTATGGTTCTTATCGGAGCTTATACAGAAAACAGATTTGAAAACTGTACATTCCAATTAACTGACAACTATACATTAGAGCCAGTAAGAATCTATGCTTCTGAAGTAGATTTAACAGGTTCTCCATGTGAGTTTAATGGATTATGTGTTGGTGTACAATGTTATGGTAGACAAGCAAATGGAATTGGTGAAACTGTAGTAAGAGATGTTATTCTTTCTGAAGCTTACAGACAAAACTTCTTCCACTCTGATTTAAGGATCCGAGAGATTACTCAAGGAAATGACTTATTGGATGGTGCTGGTTTAGTTAGAAATAACTTCTATGATAGAATCTTTATTCAACATTCAGTTCCAAGATTCTATAATCCAACTGCTACATTTGACAATGATCAGTATTTAGTTGAAATTATTACACCTGCTGTAGCTGGAGCTACAGGTGTTCCAAGTGCAATAACAACACAAATATTCAATGTATTGAATAACTGGTTAATAGCATGTGAGTCTAGATGTGTTGTTGAACCTGGTCCATTCTTAGGTGCTGCTTGTGGTGCTTCAACTCCTGCGGTTCCACTACCTAATAACCCAGATCCAATAATTACATTATTCTAATTAATTGTAAAAACTCATAAAAGGAGAGTGAGAGTAAATCTCTCCTCTCCTTTTTTTATTATATAGTTATGGCAAATCATGTCTTAAGTTTAGAGATCCCTACTGTATCAAATCCTTGTGTATTAAAAATATTTGATACAAGTGTATATTCTCCATTAGTGAGTATATTTAGACCTAGGTTGGAAGTAGTTATTCCTGGTTTTACATATACTGCTGAATTGGCATTTATACCAGATTCAAGTCCTACTCTTACTGCATGTGACTTAGGTTTACAAACAGAAGATTGTGGATCAAGTTATGTTAATTTGCCAGACGGAATATATAATATAAAATATTCAGTAGATCCTGAATGCAAAGTATATGTACAATACAATCATCTTAGAATGACATGTGCATTGAATAGATATGAAAAAATACTTTGTACATTGAGTATCTCAGATTGTGATCCCCCAGCTAAGATTAAACAGAAGCTGAGAGATCTTCATTTAATTAAAATGTATTTAGAAGCTGCGCAAGCTAAAGTAGAAACTTGTCATGAAAACCAAGAAGGTATGACATTATTTAACTATGCTGTCAAACTTTTAAATAAATTTGAATGTAGAAATTGTTAACCCATAAAAACCAACAAAAATGAGTGCATGTCCAAACTGTGGAATTAAAATAGGTTGTTCCTGTCAAAGAAGAACAGCATCTGACGGAACATCTGTATGTTCATCATGTGTAATTGCATATGAAGAAAAATTAAAAACTAATAAACCAAAACAAAATGTAGTTCAATCAGAACCAGTTGTTTGGGGAAAAGATAGATATAAAAATTTAGATAAATTTATTAAGGTATAATCTAATGGCTAGCGTACCATCACTTCAATTTAGAAAAATAACATTCACAAGTTGTTGTGATGAAAATGATATATTAGAATTTAAATATACTAGTGGTAATTACGGCCCTTTAGTTTATCCTAATCCTGCATATTTACCAGGTTTATCAGCAGTTGGCTTTAAGAATACTTGTTATACGGTACAAATATCTCTTACAGATCTTAATGATTGGTCTTTATTACCAAATATTAGTTCTTATCCTCCAACTTTTTTTAATAAAGTTCAGGAAAAAGAAGCTAAGTGTTCAGATTATATTTTTCCAAATTTTTGTCCAGAATGTAATCCTCAATGTTATACTCTTTATAATTGTGAAGGTCAATCTTTTAATAGTACTAATGATTTAGAAGTATATGCTACTTCTGGGCAACCCATTACAATATATAATGAAGCTGGTGTAATATCTGGAACATGGTATGTTTATATTAATGATGGACCATGTCCTGACATTAATAATGAATTTGCTGTTGAAGATGTTGCGCCTCCACCATGTGACTGTAGATGTTTTCAAGTAATAGGAGCTACAACAATTAAGTATATTGACTGTGAAGGTAATATTCAAAATACTTTAGGTAATACAAAATTTTGTTCACTTATAGATCCAATAGTTACTGGTAATGTAAATACAACTCAGGTAGCTGAGGTTGGTTTATGTGTTGATGGTGAATGTCCTGAAATATGTTATGAACTTACTAATTGTGAAACAAAAGAAGTAATCTATTCAACATTACAAAGTTTATTTCAATATATAGGAAAAATAGTTAGGTTAGCTGGTTATGAAGGATGTTGGGAAGTTGATACAAGTACATCAGCTGATTGTGAATGTATTACTGTAACTATAGAAGATAGATCAGGAGTAAATGAATATACTGCATCTTTAATTACACCATACAATGGATGGAACCGTTGGACATTTACAATAGGCACCGATAATTATTTTATTTGGAATTTATCAGTTAATCCTGCATCAAACTGGATTATATCAAAAGATAGTTCAGGTCCAATTCCAGGAACATCATATGCGGAAAGCAAATTAGATAGAGAATGTCCAGAAGCAATTAGTGATGGTACACTAACTGGTTGGGTAATTCAGCCAGAAATTCCATGGATAAATGTTCAAACAGAAAGATGTCCTGGTCCTTGTGAATGTCCTGTAGATATCACTGTGTTAGAATCATTTGATAAATGTGAAGACTGTTTACCAGTAATAGCTTATAAACTTCAGAATTGTGAAAAGATTTATGAAGTACAATACACTACTCAAGACTTGTCTCAGTATGTAGGGCAAGTAATTGAAACTGATTGTGGATGCTGGACGGTAACACAAATAGATGTACTACCACCATCTATAACCTTAGTTGTTATTGATAATGTATTTAAAACATGTAATGAGTGTTTATCTACATATTATAGACTTGTAGATTGTGCTGGTGAAGTTGGTGATATTGTTACTAAAACAAATCTATCTGAATATTTAGGACAAGTAATTAAAATAGAAAACTGTGATACTTGTTGGGAAGTATTTGAAACAAGAACATTTACTGAATTATCAAGTGTAGTTGTTGTAAGTAGTTATGCTAGTTGTAAGGAATGTGGTATTGATTTACCCTGTGTATGTTCTAAAATAACAAATATTACTTCAACTGAACAAACAATATATTATATTGATTGTGAAGATGGAACAGAAGAAATAAAATTACTACCAGGAGAAACATCTGAAAAAATCTGTTTAAAAAAATGGATACTTGACACACCACAACCATTACCACCAAATGAACTATTGTATCCAGAATACTTTGGTAATTGTCAAAATGGAGTATGTCCTCCACCAATATTTAAAAATAATAGAACTGTAAGACCAGGATATAATACACCTATCTGTACTCCAGCAAAATATGATGAGATAACATGTAAATTTGCTGATATACTTTATAAAATAGCTTTGGAAAAAAGATATGGTATAACAAACTGTTGTCCTGATGAAGATGACAAATGGTTAATTAAAAAAGAACTAATAGATCTTCAAGCTTTGAAAGATCCAAACTATAATTGTTCTGAGTGTTCCTGCAGTTGTGATTCAGTAAATACAGGTTCTACTTGCAATTGTAAAAATTAATTTGTATATTATAATAAGATAAAGATATGAAGCCTTTAAATTTAGATAACAGACCATGTTCACCAATATCATCAAACTGTGTGGTGTGGCAAGGACCTACATTAGAATGTATAGATCTATGTACTGGAGATACTATATCTGATGTAGTAGCAAAATTGGCTGAAGAGTTATGTACTCTACTAGATCAAACTAATGTAACAAACTATGATCTTGCATGTCTTGGAATAACTGCTTGTGGACCCAAAGATTTTCAAGCTCTTATTCAATTACTTATTGATAAAATTTGTGATTTATATGATCTTCCAACAGATGGTACAAGAACAGAAACTGCATGTCCTGATTGTCCTGTACAAGTAGCTTCTTGTTTTATTGTTGAAGGACAAACTACAATGCAATTGGCAGATTATGTCCAAATGATTGGAAGTAGAGTATGTAATTTAATAGATCAAATAGGTGAATTACAAACAGAGATTGATAATCTAACTATAAGAGTACAGATTTTAGAAGATACTCCACCTCCTACATTTTCTATTCCACCAGTTACTTTTCTCTGTCCAATTGGTTCATTAAATGCCGGCACACCATATCCTGTAGATAATGCCTTACAAACTTTAGTAAATAGTTTGATATGTCCTTTAACAGAAGTATTAGGTACACCATCAGAAATATCAGATGCAATACAAATACCATGTTCTTTTGGAACAGATATAACAAGTAATCCAAACTGGGATGCATCTCCAACAACACTTGCTGATAGTGTTACTAATATTTGGATTGTGTTATGTAGAGTTTATGATCTTATTTCTGACATAGGACTAACTGTTTCAGATACAAATAGTGTTGATTTAAATTTTACATCTGGAGTACTTACTGCAAATATTCAAGATACTGGTTGGCAACCACTAAATGGTTTTAATCATTATGCACCAGGTGTAGATAGACCTGAGTGTAGAAGAATGGGAAATCAAATTCATTTTAGAGGAGTTGTTGTAGTTCCTTTAGATAATCCTGTTTCTCCTGGAAATGTTGTAAGTTATACAAGTACTTCTTATAATTCTGTTGCAGGATGTCAAGTATTTACAGGTGGAGGAGGTGTTTCTGTTAATACTAATGGTAGTATACAATTTAATAATGGTACATCTGTTATTCCATCATCTGTTCTTGATCCTTATATTAGTCCTTCAAATACAGGGACTAATTTAGATAATACATACGGTATGGGTTATATAATTGCAACAAGACAAATTGATGTTGATGCTACATACGGAACAGCATTATCTTCTTTATTTGGTGTTGGAATTACATTTGATAAAAAATTATATATTTCAGTACTTAAAGATTTAGAACTTACAAATACAAGAAATGATATAGCACAAATTGGATCATCACATTTAAGATATATTGTTAGTAATGTAAGAAGAACTGAAAAAGTACCAAATTTTATTAGTCCTTTTTCAACAGTACATAGCTCAATAACTTCCGGTACAACAACAACTACAACAATTCCATTACCTGCACCCCTAGCTCCAGATACTCAATATGAAACTTTAAATAATTTAAAAGTAGATTATAACATAGGAACTTTTGATTATCCTTTTGATTGTGATGCAGGTGATGAAAATCAAATTGGTGGTTTTGCATTTAGAATTGATGGTTTAATTGCTTATGTAGATCCTTGTACTACAGATATAAAAACTTATGTCTGTAAATAAAAATGTATATATGTTTAATTTAAAATAAAAAAGATGGCAACTAATAACTGTGGAAAACCTTGCGGATGTACTGATACTTATGTAGTAGCTCCTCCATGTCCACCAACATGTCCTGAGACTTATAATGCACAATGTGTAGTTTATACAGGTACTGATATTTTATGTAATGATCAAACAATAATTAGTAGATATGATTACTTAGATGCAATTGTTGCAAAACTAACTGCATTTGTTTGTGCAACACCTAAAAAATATGTAGTAGAAGAAGTACTTGCAACAGGTACTCCAGTTACTGTTACACATAATTTAGGTAATGTAGCCGTACAAATTCAATTGATTGATATTACAACTAACTCACTTATTAATCCAGATAACTATACTGTTACTGCATATGCGTTAAATACACTTGTTGTAACAAGAATAGCTGGTTCTGGTAATACTAGAATTGTTATTATAGGATAATTAAAATAATAATCATGGCAGATAATAGTTGCTCAAATAGTTTTACTGTTGTACCTCCATGCCCACCGGCATGCGCTGAGGTATTTTCAGCAGAGTGTATTGTATATACAGGAAGAGATCTTACATGTACAAATGACATTGTTATAAAAAGATATGACTACTTAGATACTGTCATTACTAAACTAGTAGATTATTTTTGTACTAATGGTGGTCAAGGTACTCAAGGACCAGCAGGACCAGCAGGACCAGCAGGACCACAAGGTATTGCAGGACCTCAAGGAATTCAAGGTCAAACTGGTGCAACAGGTTCTCAAGGTCCTCAAGGTCCTCAAGGAATACCTGGTCCAGTAGGTCCAGCAGGATTAAACTGGCAAGGTACATGGTCTCCTACTAGCACATATGTTGTAGATGATGCTGTAGGATATGGTGGAGCATCTTATTTTTGTATTAATTCTGTAGGTCCATCAGTTTCTGATCCAGCTACTGATACTACTAACTGGGCTTTATTAGCTGCTCAAGGAGCAACTGGACCCCAAGGCCCTCAAGGTATTCAAGGAATTCCTGGAACACCTGGTTCTGCTTCACCTGGTTATGGTCAAATTTCTGGTAATCTTGGAAATGCTCAAGCATCAATTCCTAATGACAATTTAGCAATTACTGGAGCTAATGGAATCAGTACTAGTATTTCTAATAGTACTCCTGATACTTTATCAATAAGAGGTACTTTTGCTTTTGAGATAGGACAGTATGTACCTACTTTTGGAGGAATAGTTGTACATAGATGGGCTAGTATTAGTACATTTGGTACACCTTCTATTAACATAACTACCCCAGTACAAAATTATATTATAATGGATTTAGCAGATTTATCAACTGCTCAATGGGGATTAAATGGAACAGATGTTACAAATGCTGAAAGTACATGGGATGGATTTACTAATACAGCAGCAATTGTTTCAACTCCTGGATCTGGTGGATTTGCAGCTAGTATATGTGATACAAGTACTAATGGCGGTCAAAGTGACTGGTATCTACCATCTATAGATGAACTATCTATGATATGGCAAAATAGATTTTTAATAAACTTAAATCAAGGTGTAACACCTGGATTTGTTCCTATGGACTTGTTAGCCTATTGGAGTAGTACAGAGGCAGGTAGTGCTAACTCCTATATCTACTACTTCAATGGTGGAGGTGCTGGCACTATCAGTAAGTCCACCTCTAACAGAGTACGTGCAGTAAGAAGAATTGCTATAGTTTAAAAAAAAGAAGTTACAGGTTGTTGGTTTCTGTGACAACAAGGCATTACCCTCACACTTGTGGGGGTTTTGTTTTTTAGTTACATTTGTTAATGTCAAATATTTTTAGTATATTAATATGAAGGAATTTAAACTACCTGATGTAAAAGCTCCTAGGTTTAGACCCGAGGTTTATAATGTTTTAAATAAAGAGTTTATAAATAATTTTAAAAAGAAACATCCTAAGTATAGACATGTAGAGGATGAAGTTCTTAGAAACATTATTAAGACTTTTAATAAAACGGTAGCTCAATTGGTAGTAGATTCTAGAGATGGAGTTCAGTTACCTGAACAGATTGGTTGGTTATTTATAGGGACTTGTCAAGCTAGTAAGAAAAGAAATGTAGACTTTGCAAAATCCCGAACATATGGAGTAAGTGTAGAAAATAAAAATTGGGCCTCAGATGGAAAACTGGCTAAGATATTTTTTACAAACTATGCTCTTAAACATAAAATGAAAAATAGAGAGTTTTGGTCTTTTGTAGCTTGTAGAGAGTTTAAAAGAAATGTTGCCAAGACTTATCCTGAAAATTGGAACATGTACGTTGTAGTGGATCCAAAAACAAAGATAAGACTTGCATACAGCAAAACTTTATATAAAGATAAGAAGCTTAAGGATACTGAGCATGCTTTAGAAAAATATAATGAATTTGATTTATGACCACAATAGCTGAAGCAATATCAAGAGTTAGAAATACTCTAAAAGCAGTTAAGGAAGATCCGTTCTTAACTGATAGACAAATATATTTTCTATTAAGTAAGTATGCAAAGACACTTATTAAAAGAGAAGATAATCAATTTAGATTAATGAAGATGAGTTCAATATTTAAGGTACTACCTTATGTTGAACTTATTGATGTTGATAAAGTTGAAGCAGGATGTGTAGGAGTGTACTCTTACTGCTATTTTAAAAGATCTAAAGATAAACTTCCAACAATACTTGACGGTATGTTTGGTCCTATTATCCGTACTGTATCTTCTATAGATGGGGGTATAGAAATGTTTAGAACAGATCCAGGTACTTGGATTTCTATAAGTAAATCTACAACTTTTAAATATAATAAGAGACCATACTTCTGGTATCTTAATGGTTATCTATATGCTCCTAATATTGATTGGGATGCTGTAAGAATAGAAGCTATATTTGAAAATGATGTTGATGATTGTAATACAGAAGAATGTATGACAATGCAACAACAACTTTTAAATATTCCAGAATATTTATTTACTGAAGCAGAAAACTTTGTATTAAAAGAATTAACCATGACTACTCAAATGCCGCCTGATTCAGGTGATGATAGTCAAAATGTACTTAGATAATGGATTTTAATTATACACTTAGATATAGAACATTTGACCAGTTGCTGGAAGATGTAAGTATTGATCTTAATACTTTTGCTTTAGAAAATATGATTGAGCCTCAGCAGTTAATCAAACTTGCTAAGAAACTTAATTATGAATTAGGTCTAAGGTTAAATCAAACTAAAGAAGTTTTATTAGAAGTTAATCATGGTAAGGTTAAACTACCAGATGATTTTAATACATTTAATTTTGCATTTATTTGTGGAGATTATAAAACTGTTGTAGGGTATGATGGTCATGCAAGTGGTACTCATATTGCAGAAGTTCCTTATAGAGAATTTCCGGCAAAGACAACACTTAATTGCTGTGAGGCTCCTATAGATCAGCCTTGTTGTTTTAATGGTAAAGAAGGTATATGTGTTACACATAATCCAGAACAACCATATGGTGATACATGTATCCCTCCTAGAGTAGTACAACCAAGAGTTTTCTTAAACTGTAAAGGAGAAGCATATGAGTTAGTTCAGTATATTAATCCTTCTCAAACTAGAATATATAAGTCTCTGGTACCTCTTAGGATGAAAGCAAGTCAAGAGATTGATTGTAACTGTCCAAACTTATATTTTAATACAGCTAACCAAGGTTGGATAAAGTATGGATATCTCTATACTACATTTAATACAGGTACTGTTTATTTAAACTATCAAGGTACTCTTGAGGATGATGATGGAAACTTACTTGTTCCAGATCATGATCTTTTAAATGAATACTATGAGTATGCCTTTAAACAAAGAATTCTTGAAAACTTACTTATGAATGGTGAAGATGTAGGTGCAAGAATTCAGATCATAGAACAAAGATTAAGATCAGCAAGAAACAATGCAATGAGTTTGGTTAATACTCCTAACTTTAAAGAATTAGAAAAACTTTGGTGGACAAATAGAAAAGCTCAGTATAGTAAATACTATGATATGTTTAAATCATATTCACCATCAAGTCCTTTTTATAATCAACCTTTTTGGAGATCAAGAATAATGTAACATGGCAAAAAGTCAAGATCAAGCACAAAATCAAACAAACACCTTTGTCAAGGGTCTTAATAAAGATTCTGATCCTTCATTTGTACAAGAAGGTATGTGGACACATGCCCGTAATGTTGTAAACAATACGGCAGAAGGTGACTTAGGTACATTATCTAATGAAAGATCAAATACCTTATGTACTAAAGCCGGTCAAACAATGGTTGGTTATAAATACATAATAGGTCTTATAAATTTATATTCTGATTATTGGATTGTATTTACTGCAGCTCATCAAACAAAAAAAACTAAGAGATCATCAAATTCTGAGATAGGTTTATTTATAGAAAGTTCTTGTCAATACTTTCCAATTGTTGTAGATGCATGTTTAAACTTTAGTAGATTTAATTTAATTTCAGGAGCTTCAAGAGAAAAAGAAGATTGTACTTGGCAAGTATACTGGGCAGATGGAAAAAATCCAGATAGATTCTTAAATGTAGGAGATCCTGAAACATGGCCTATAAAAGGTTATACATGGGGAGGAGCAGCAAATCCTAATAAATATTTTTTTACAGCAGATCCTTCTCAAAGTACTCAATGGCCAGGAGTAACTTGGATACAAGATTGTACTACAGGAGCTTGTGAGTTTTGTTTTGATACACCTTTTTTAGACTGTGATAATATTAGACTTGCAAGACTAATGGAAACTCCTTGTTTAGAATTATTTAGAGGAGATAGTTCTGGTTCATTAAGTAATGGTTCTTATTATGCAGCTATTGCATATACTATAAAAGGACAAAAAGTAACAGACTATTTTGCTCCAAGTAATGTTCAAGCAGTGTATACTCCTGATAATGGTCAGGGTTCTTTACAATTAAACCTAACAGCAGATTCTGAAAACTTTGATGAGTTTGTTCTAATTGTAATAGCTTTTGTAAATGAAGGTATTATAGCTAAACAAATTGGATTATATTCTACAAGAACAACATCAATATATATTGATCAAATAAAAGTAAGTGCAGTTGATGTAGATGATTTTGATATTGTAAGACAAACACCAGTATTTGAAAAATCTGATCAAATAGTTCAGTTAAATAATTATTTACTTAGAATAGGTCCGACTTCTAAATTTGATTTTAATTATCAACCTCTTGCTAACTTAATTAGAGCTGAGTGGGTCTCTGTTGAATATCCTTCAGATTATTATTTTAAAGGAGGTAGTAAAACAAGTTATTTAAGAGATGAAGTTTATGCATTTTTTATCAGATGGGTATATGATACAGGAGATAAATCAGCTTCATATCATATTCCAGGAAGACCCCCTAAAGGTCCAGATTTAGTAGCATATTCAGATGATAATACTTTACCAGGAGATACTTTTTTATTTGAAACAATAAATACAGCTTCACAATTAAGTGCAGCTACACAACTATTACCTGATGGTGGAAAAGTAATTGCTTATGGTGATATGGGTTATTGGCAAGCAGAAACTGAAAAGTATCCTGATAACAGACCTGATATTTGGAATGCAAGTTATCATCCATGGACAAATAAATATCAGACACCAAGTATTGATTATGATTTATGTGGCCTACCTATAAGACATCATAAGTTTCCTGACAATAATTTATCAGATAGAACATATCATTTTAAAAGAGATCCTTTAACAGATGCTATGAAAATAAGATTGATGGGAGTAAGATTTAAAAATATCCAAACTCCTGTTGATAATGAAGGTAACATAATTACAAATATTGTAGGTTATGAAATTCTTGTAGGCTCAAGAGAAGGTAATAGAACTATAATTGCTAAAGGAATGATTAATAACTTTAGAGATTATGTTATTCAAGGAGTTGCTGCAAACACAAGAACTGGTTTGTATGCAAACTTTCCATTTAATTCTATTTATCCTTATGGGAATAGTCCAAGTGGAGGACGTAATTTTAAATATAATGATCCCTATATAAAGAAAGTAGATACAAACTTAGTTTATCAAAATCAAGATATTCCAAAAGAGATTATATCATTTCATTCACCAGAAACAAGTTTTAGAAATCCTTACTTAGCAATAAGTGAATTAAAAATATATGGTCATGTTTCAGGATTGGCTCAACAACAATTTATTGAACCAGCAGGACATCCTAAAAATAAATTACTTAGTGATGCATCTTTTTGGGCAATGTTGATGTATGCTCTTGGTTACAGTATATTAGCTAATGGTGGTAAAAAACAAATTAACTATCCTCAAGGTAGTTATACACAAATTAGACAACTTCCATTTGTGTCAGGAACCTCTTCACCTTTATCTCAAAATTTACAACCACTAACACCTTTAGCAACTACAGGAGCTAATAATACATTTAATGCAGCATTACTTGCTTATTATAATGGTTTAGGTTTTATTGGTAATGGTATATCAGGTATAGATACATTAGATAATATATTTAGAGCGCATAATGCTGCATATAAAACTGCAGGTGCAACATACAATGGTATAACTTATACAAATGAACTTTCTCAATCTCAGATGTTACCACCTTGGTTAGCATTTTTAGGTGGTCTACAAAATTTTGCTTTTTTCTTTGCACAAGGATTAAAAACAGCTAATGAATTTTTATATGCTATTGCTCCATTAAAGCAATATGCATTACAACAAATTGGTCATGGTTACTATGATAGATTTGATCCTAGAAAACCAGGTGAACTATATAGATTTAAAGTAGAAGATTCACTATATGTTATTAATGATACCAATCAAGAAATTCCAGATTATATTGATACTACTACAAGCACAATTAAAAAATATACAATACAAAATATTTTTAGACCCAAGTTGGTTGTATTAAGAACAGCTCAAGCAAATACTGGTGCTACAACAGGACCAAGCTTTTTAACTTCAGGTACTACATTAGCTCAACAAATTAGTAATGCTCAGGATCAATCTTCAATTACACTGTATCATGCAGACGTAGGAGGATTAGGTCCTAAAATTGATGAGGAAGATAAAAAGACAATTGGGTTTCAAACAAAAATAGCTAGTCACTATGGTGCTATAAAAGTAACTTTAAAAAATCAATACGGCCAGTTAGATTCTATAAAGCAACAAGTAATTACTCCTTGTGAACAAAAGAGAGATGCTTTTGGTACTTTGATAAAAGACTATAGTCCAGCACTTTTAGGTAATTTTATACAACCTAGTGTAGCAACACTAAATGATCCTATACCAACTCCTCAAACTTATTACTACAAACTAATTGCTCAAACAGATATCTTTTTTGGAGGTGATACATACATATGTAGATTTACAGAAAAGAATATAATGTTGATGTTTTATAACTGGTTGTATGGAGTAGCAGATGATTTTGAATATAACTATTTTGTAAATCAAATGCTTCCTCAAGCAAGATACTGGATGAATAGTACACACTATGATTTTTCTAATATATCTGTAGAAAACTTATCTGACTTTTTAGGAATAACAACAGCAGCTGCTCCGGGTACTGGGCTATTTCCTACAGATTTTTATAATCTAGAAAGTATAAATTATGATCATTCTACTGATGATGCTACACCTTATCCTGGATTTTGGATTCCTAGAAATTCATACTTTTATACTTCTGTGTCTGGAGTAAGAGACTTTTATGTAGAAACAGATATACTTCTTGACTTTAGAGAAGTAGGTACATTTGATTTTGAAAAATGTTATCATCCATATAGATACACTGATTTACAACAGTTATTTAAAATGGATCCTATAATTATTACAAGAGGTAATTTTTATATTTATGATTTATCTTTAAGTGCATCAAGATTACCAAGTAAATTTTTAACATTTGGTGCATTACAAAATAGATACTATGATCCTAAGGTAGCAAGTTTATGTTATACATATTTTCCTAATGTTATTACTTATTCTTTACCTTTTGTTCAAGGCTCTGTAGAAGATGCATGGTTTATTTTTCTACCTAATAACCGTAAAGATTTTATTAGTCAAATTAGTTCAGTTAAAAACTTTGCTAGAACCGGAGCTCTTATTACATTTAAAAATGATGGCCCTCAAGTATTTCAAGGAGTTGATCAATTACAACTTGATGGTTCAGGTGTTAAAGTAACTGTAGGAGATGGTGGGTTATTTGCAAGAGAAGCTCAAAATCTAGTTGTTACAGATAAACCATATCAGTATGGTTCATCTCAAAGTAGATTGGCTGTTATATCTACACCGGCTGGTATTTATTATATATCACAAAATCAAGGTAAAATATTTACTTATAATGAAGGTATAACAGAGATATCACAATCAGGAATGAAATGGTGGTTTGATGAATTTTTACCATCTAAGTTATTAGAAGATTTTCCAGAATATGATTATGCTGATAATCCTGTAGCCGGTATTGGATGTCAAGCTATTTATGATAATGAAAATTCAGTATTATATTTCTGTAAAAAAGATTATAAATTGATAGATGGTTTTAATACACCACAAAATCCAAATAGAATTCAATATATAAGTACACCTACTGAAAGTTATTTTCTAGATACTATGGATCCTTTACAAGGAAATAAAATTTATATTTTAGGAGATCCTGCAATATTTGAAGATGCTTCATGGACAGCAAGTTATGACCCTAAAAATAGATTTTGGATTTCATTTCATGACTGGCATCCAGATCTTACTTTACCTACTAAGAGTACAATTGTAAGTACAAGAGCTGATGAATTTTGGGCTCATAATATTGAATGTAATGACTATTGTAATTTTTATGGGACGCAGTATCCATTTGAAGTTGAGTTTCCAATAGTAACTGGTCAAACTGTTACTACTTTAAAAAGTGTAGAATATGTTTTAGAATGTTATAAAAGAAACCAAGAAAACTGTGTAGATCAATTTCATGTACTAGATTATAATTTTGATTATGCTGTAATTCATAATACAGAACAAATATCACCATATTTGAAATTAAATATTTATGCTAAGAATAATCCACCACTAAACTTACAATATCCAAAAGTTAACAATTCAATTTTTATTGATCCTACAATTACACCAAAAGCTGGATTTGATATTTTATTTTCTAAAGAAGAAAACAAATATAGATTTAATCAATTCTGGGATTCAGTAAAAGACCGTGGAGAATTTCCTTATCCTTCTCCTCAACAGTTACCAGACTATCCTCCTACAAATCCTGTAATACCTGGGACAACAATTTTATCTGGTTCTTATAGACAAGAAAATTTATGGATAACTGCACCTAATGGTTATATTAAAACTATCAACTATCAGAATATTGATATAAATAAAAATCAATTACAGAGAAAAAAGTTTAGACATTACTTAAATTTTATTAAGTTAGCTAAAGTAAATTCAAGAGATACTAATATGATCTTGAAAATATTTAATACTAAAAATCAATATTCTCCAAGGTAATGAAGAAAGTAAAAGTTGGAAAGTCCAAGATACATGGTAAAGGTTTATTTACTCAAGAACTAATTAAAAAGGGTGAACTAATATTACCCGTACACTCTGGCATTCCTATAGATAATGATAGAATAAGATTTGTACCAAATCAGTTTGGTAAGTTCTATAATCATGATGAAAAAAACTTTAATACTAGTAATGAAGTAATAGGAGATAAAAGATACCTAAGAGCTTTAAAAAATATCCCCGCTGGTTCAGAACTTACAGCTAATTATAGAGAGCATTCAGAGATGGAGCAGCCAGAAGATTTTGGTAAAGGTAAATATGCATCTTTTGACTTTGATAAAACTATTGCAACACCTGAAGGTTTAGCTAAAGCTAAGAAAATGTTTAGAGATGGCTATAATCTTTTTATTGTATCTGCCAGAGATAAAGTAACACCAGATATGATTGCCCGAGCTAGACAAGCAGGCATTCCAGTTGAAAATATTATAGCTACTGGTTCAGATGAAGCTAAGGTACGTAAAGTAAAACAACTTGGAGTAGAAAAGCATTTTGATGATAAGCCTGAAGTAATAGCTGCATTAGGATCTGTAGGAGAGCAGTTCCGTAAGGGTGGTAGTTTAAATTCTATGAAGTACACAAAAAGTATTTTTGGTAAGAATAAACTGTTTGTAAAAAATAAATTATTTAAACCTAAGAAAGTAAAGAATAGAATTTATGATCCTAATGCAAAATATTATGAAGATGGTGGCTTAGTTGATTATGATAGAGGTGGTTCAAATAAACCATGTGGGAAAGGTCAAGTATGGAATCCATATACTAAAAGATGTGAAAATGCATTAGTTGATTATACTCCATTGTATTTATTACAGGATGAAAAAAGAAGAATATTAGAAAATAATTCAGATGAAGAATTTAAAAAATATTTAGACAAGACTATTCCTAAAAGATCATACAATCCTACATATATACAAAATCTTAAAGAAGTTACAATAAAAGCATCTAAAAAAGCTAAAGCTGCAGCTAAAAAAGCTAACAAAAAAACTGATACATTTAGTTCTTATTATCAAAAGTTAGTTGAGCAATATGAGAAATTAAAAAATTCACCTTTACTTGCTGATCAAGAAACAGCAGCAGGATTGCTAAGAGAAATAAAAGAAATAGAACTATATGATCCTGGTTCAACTCAAGAAATTTTATATAGAGGTAATAGCTTTGAGGATAAAATAAATAGTGCTTTAGATAATCCTATGGACAAAGCAGCTATGTCTGCTTATGGTGCTGCAAAAGAAGATGATGATCCTATAGATAATTTTAGACATCCTCAAGGTGGTAGATATGCAGCTGAAGCAATTATGGATTATTTTCCAGACTGGGCACAATACACAGGTATACCGCAAGCTGCTGGTTTTTTAGGTGCTAATGCAATGGGTGTAGGTCATGAGTTAGAAACTATATTTAATGATGATAGACCATGGTTGGTTAAATTTACAGAGTCTGGTGAAGATATACTAAATAATGCTGTTGGTGCTGGTGTAGGTATATTACCTATGAGCTCAAGAGATAAGACAAATGCTTTATTAGAACTCTCTAATCAAAACATGTTACCTGATGGTATTGTAAATAAAAATCCTGCTAATAATGTATATTTAAAAAAAGGACCAAATGATCCAGGTCAATTTATGAGTCCATATAAGCAAGAACTTGGTGGGTCATTACATAAATTTATAGCAGGTGGTTCTCCATGTGATGATGGTTATACTTATGATCCAAAACTTGGTTGTATTCCTCTGTCTGAAGAGAATATGACAGAAGATCAAAGATGGATGGTTGAATGGTATAAGAATAGAAAAATAGATTTTCCAGAAGATCAACCTAGTTTTAAAAAGGTTGTAGAAAAAGCATTACCAGCATACAATCCTGAATCACCTATGCTTAAACAAATGCAATCATTCCCAGTATATGAAACAATGCCAGAGGAATATACGCAAGAAAATATAGGAGGTTTCCGAGCAGTTGGAATGTATGACACAAGTGGAAAAGTTCCAAAAATATATTTTAGTCCAGAACTTACACCTGAACAAAAGTCTGATACAGAAAGACATGAGTTAACTAATTATCTTATGGAACCTGTGAGAGACAAGTTGTATCCTATGTATGACAAAATTGTAAAAGAAAATATAATTCCTTTTGATAAAACTTGGCCAAAAGAAAAACAACAATTTTATGATTACATAATAAATCCAGAAGAACAGAATATTCAATCATATCTTAATGTGGCTAGAAAGAAATTTAATCTTAAACCTGATGAGGTAATTACTCCAGAGAGATTGAATCAGATGAGAGAGGAGGCTGAGAAAAAAGGAATGCTTGATAAAGATAATAAAAACTTTAATCAAGATATTTACTTATTATTTAGAACAGCAAAAGATGATGAAAGCTTAATGAGGTTATTTAATCTTATTGCTAAGAAGGATTCTAATAAAGATGATATTCAGTATGGAAAGTATGGTGGATCATTAGATAAATTTATAGAAGGTGGTTCTCCATGTGGTAGAGGATATTATAGAAATTCTAAAGGAGAATGTGTTCCCTTAGATTGGAATCTTGTGGATGTTGATTGGGATTACCATATCGGTCCACAAGCAGAAGGATGGGAGTATGATAGAAATTCAAAAGAATGGATTAAAAATAAAAGTGGTATTAATATTCAAGCTAAAAAAGGAAAGAAACTTTCTGATTGGATTCTCAGAGGTGGTAAAACCAGGTTAGAACAAATGAAAGACTTTGGTAAAAAATATTCTTCAGAGTTTGGTATAGGTGCTAATGAACCGTTAATTTCTACAAATACAACTAAAGAAGGAATTAAAAGATTTAAAAGTTATATAAATAATATAGTTTCTGAACAAAACAAGTATTATAAAAATGAAGAGAAAGAAAGAAAAGAATATGAAAAGGCAAGAAAAAAAGCACAGAGTAGTAAAGATTTAAGTGCAGGAACTAAATTCCGAATGGAGTATGAAGAAAAAGGCTGGGATAGATTTGATCCCAATGTAATGAATGAAGCTTACAAAGGTCAATTTCAAGAAGCTGTTGATGAAGCTAACAAAAGAAAAGAAGCCAATATGGGAGTTACTAATACAGCATTAGAACTACTTGGTGGCGGAGCATATAGAATAGTTGCCGATCCTGTTGGTACTGCTGAAGGTGTAGCTAAAACTGTTGCTGATGTTGCAACATTACCTCAAGGTTTAGTTGAAGGTGCAGTAAATTATTCTAATACCGGAAATTTTGATATGGGTACAAATGTACTTACAGGTGAAAACTATGGTAGTGGTATTAATCAAACCTTTGATGTTCTTGGAGCTATACCTGGTATAAATGCTATTAGTAAATTATCAAAATTTACTAAAGCAGGAGATCTTGTAACTGATTTAGGTAAAGGTGTTAAATCAACTTTTCAAAATACAGGTAAAATAAATTCTTCAGGAGCTTCTGACATTACACTACAAAAACATATAGATGATATTGTAGCTAACTCAAGTTTTAAAACAGAGCAAGAAGCAGCAGACTTTTTAAAAGAAGTTGCAAAAAGTTCTAATAAAACAGTTAATGAGGTACTTAATACTTATAGTAATAAAGGATTTGGTTTTTCAAATTCTAATCTTATAGCTGCTGCAGAAGTAATAAAAAATGATTTAAAACTTCCTGTGCCTAAATACTTATATCACGGTACATCTGATGCTAGATTAAAAAATATTTTATCATCTGAATTGGATAATAGTTTAGGTGATGCCGTAAATACAGGTGGTATGATGCCTGATAAATTAGGAAAAGGTTTTACAACTGCTGCAGGAGATAGTGGATATGCTTTAAATTTTGCAGGTTACTCAGCAGAAGCAACTGGTGGTAAACCTGTATTATTAAGATTTGCTAATAAAGGTAAAAAGGATCTAGGTTTTATGGGTCAGTATCCGGCTGTTAAAGGTAAAGATATAGAGTATAGTTTAGATGGAGGTAAAACATGGTCTAAGCAATTACCTGGCTCTCCTAATTCACCTGTATCAAACATGGTAAATAAATTTTTTAATAGACCTCCTGGACCTATGATGTTACTAGGACCAAGTGGTAGTGGTAGTAATATGGTTAAGAAAAATTTAAATTACTATAAGCAACTGTTAGATAGTTATGATTCTAAAAAAATGTCATTTGCTAATAGAAAGTTTTATAATGATCTTATTGAAACAGGTAGGAAACAAGGGGATATGCTTACTGAAGCTCAGTTAAGAGAATTAGACAGACTTAAGAATAGTAATTTTGATTTTGGTAAAAGAGGTTATAATAAAGAATCATTACTACAAGTAGAACCAAAAGCTCCTATTGAAGGTGGTACACCTCCTCCAGTAAAAAGTGGCTACTCTATAAATCTTAAAGGAGCATTTCAAAGATATCCAAAAGGACCTTTAACAGAAGAAGAAATATTAGCTTATAAAAATTCACCTGAATATCAAAAGTTTTCTCAAGAACATGCGGATTTAATAAATAAATATGGAAGTGATTGGACTTTACCTAACTACATGGATGAACATTTAAATGAAGCTATTACTACAGGTAATAGAAGTAGAGTAAACCCAATACTTTATGGAGGAAGAAACTGGAATGCTACTGATTACACAATAGCTGGTTTAGTAGGATCAGCTTATCCTGGAGCCGCTGCTGTTTTTGGAACAGCTTTTTCACCACCCCCGATTAAAAATAAAATTTTAAAAAATGTTGGAGTTACAGGTGTACCTGGAGGTTTAAGTTCTAAAGATACACTTATTGATATAACTAATACCCCTATGGATTTTGCTAAAGTTAATGAAACAAAAGATGGTAAAATTATAATCGGTGGTGAGTTTATAGAGGATGCTAATAATACAGTTAGAAAGGCTAAAGATTGGTTAACTGCTACAGATACATATTCAGATAAAAAGTATCCATCTAATAAAATTGAATCTTTCTATGGAATAGAAGATGGTAAATTTAAAGTAGGTAAAGCAAATGAATTTGATCCAGATACTGAAATAGTACCAAGAAGATTTGGAGCTAAGAATATAGATAAAGCAATAATGAATGGTAATGAAATGAGACTCTTGGATAAAAACGGAGATCCTATTTATCAGAATACACCTAACACAGGTAAGTTTATATTGTATTCACCATCAACTAAGAAAGCTGAATTTGCTTATATAACATCTGGTAAAAAAGGTGTAGATTTAGTAAATGACTTTTTGAAGAAAAATAAAGATGCTCAATATATTCATTTAGATAATGGTAGATATGAGTACTATGGATTAAATCCAGGTGGTCTTACTAAACAAGATTTTGAAAGTTATTATCATCAAGATTTAGGAAGAGAAGGTACACCAGGTTATAATTTAATAATTAAAGAAGAAGGTGGTGAGACTGATTACCAATTAGGTGATGAAGTAGATGAAGATACTAAAGGATATTTAGAAAGTTTAGGTTTAGGTTATACATTTGAAGAAATTTAAATATGAAAAAGTTTAGAATAGTAGGCTTACCTCAGGCTCCTACATATAGAACAGGTGGTGTATTAAATAAGTTTGCTCCAGGTGGTGCTCCATGTCCTAGAGGACAGATAAGAGATGCTTCTGGAAAATGCGTACAATATAATTGGGGCACAGGTAATGTGCAAGCTGCAGATTCTTATACAGGAATGTATGGTGGTTATGATAGTAGTGGTACTAAAAATCTTCCTCAAGTTCAAGCATCAGCTAAGAAAGGTAAAAAGTTTTCTGACTATATTTTAAGAGGCGGTAAGACTAGAGCTGATGTAGCAAGAAATTTAGGAAAGAATGCTGGTGCTTATTTTGGTATGCCGGGTGAAGCCCTTGAACCTGTTAACTTTACTAAAGCAGGTCTTGATAAGTTTACAAAAGATGTCAAGAATGCTGAAAAAGGTTATGAAGCTGAAGAAAGAAATAGAAAAGAATATGAAAAAGCTTTAAAGAAAAAAGAGTCTGGAAAGATGTCTACTGATAAGTTTGCTCAACAGTATAATGAAAAAGGTTGGGCTAACTATGATCCTGCTACAATGAAAGAAGGATATGAAGGTCAATTCCAAGATGCAGTAGATGAAGCCAATGCTAGAAAAGAAGCTAACATGGGTGTTACTAATACTGCGTTAGAATTTTTAGGTGGAGGTGCTGGTTATAGAGTATTAACAGATCCTCTTGGTACAGCTAAAGGTGTTGCACAAACTGTTGGTGATGTAGCTACTTTACCTGTAGGTTTAGGAGAAGGTATTTATAACTATGCAACTAAAGGTGATTTTGATATGGGTATCAATCCACTTACTGGTGCAAATTATGGTGAAGGTGCAAGTGAAACATTTGATGCTCTTGGTGTAATACCAGGAATTGGTGCAGCTGGTAAACTAGCAAAGTTTACTAAAAATACAGACTTAGCTATTGATGCTGGTAAATTTCTTACTACAAAAACACCTTTAAAACATACTTATAAGGTACTAGGAAATAATAGTAAGTTTCATAATCCAGGAGAAGTTCCTCATTGGAAAAAAGGATATCAAGAAGTATGGGATCCAGAAGTTGCTGACTTAGATCAGTTAACTGAGTTTCAGAAAATATATTCAAATAAAACAAAAATACCAAGGCAATTTAGAAAAGAAAAAGAACTTATAGTCAAAAACAGAAATAAAGAGACAATAGAGATTAATAAAAAAATAAAAGAAGCTGAAGCTAAAGGAGATTATGAACTTGGACAACAATTACAAAAAGAGCACTCCTTAAAAGCAGATAAGTTTATAATGGATTTGAATACAGTTGATGCAAAAATAGATGCTTATAGAATTAAAAAGTATTCACCTTTTGAAGAAGAATTAGGTTCAGGAAGTTTTGGCAAAGTATTTAGCATACCAGGATCTAATAAAGTTGTAAAAATAGGTAGAATTCCGGGAGATGAAAACTTAGATGAATTAATTGAAAAAGGTAAATCTCTTAGAGATAGAAGTAATATTGCAATTCCAATCAGATATCAAAAGTTATCAACGGGTAATGTCAGTTGGGAGAACCCTGAACAATATGCTACTGTAATGAATAAAGTTGATGATACAGGTACAAGGTATAACATACTTAAAGAAGAAGCAGGTAATACATTAGACATTAGTAATAAAGGACAATATACTACGCAGGGTGTTGGAAGAGGTAGTTATGAACAACTAGTTCAAGATATTAAAGATTTACAAGATAGTGGTTTATATGTAGATTTTCAAAATACAGATAATATTCTATTTAATCCACGAACAGGTAAATTTAATATATATGATTTAAATACTTCAGGACACTATATGTCTAATAGACTACCACACGAAATAAGATCAAATTATAATATAGTAAGTAATCAAGGTATTAGGATGCTGGATAAAAACCAAAAGGTATCTATTCCTCAATTATTAAGAGATCATGATCGTAATGTACCATTAGATATACATAGAAGAGGTGGTGTAATAAATGATTATATAGAATTAGACATACCAGAAAGTGAAATTTATAAATATATAAATGGTGGATATATTGTAGAACAACTTGATAATTTTTATCCATCTAATTTAAATAGATTTAATAATGGGGGATCTCCTAAGAGTCAATGGATTGCACCAGCACAAAGATATAGTGGTAGTAGTAATGTTGATCCAACAACTGGATTAATTTACAAAGATTTTGGTGACGTTGATGTTAAGGCTGGTAAAAAAGGTTTTAAAAGAAAAGTACAAGATTTCTTTAGAAAAGACATTGGTAAACTTACTAAAGAAGCTGAAGAGTTGGGTAAGGGTGTTGGTTATATTGCAGGTGTTCAAGGAGACATAGAACCCGCTGTTTATAATAGAGAAGGTATTAAAAAGTTTAAATCAGAAGTTAAAAGACTTAAAGGTGATTTTAATACAGAGCTTAAAGATGCTGAGAAAAAAAGAAAACAAGAAGCAGCTGATAGAGCTGAGTATGAAAAAGCTAGAGAAAAAGCACAAAACAGTAAAGATCCAAGTGCCAGTACTAAATTTAGAATGGAATATGAGAAAAAAGGTTGGGATAAATTTGATTCTAATCTAATGAAGGAAGGTTACAAAGGACAATTTCAAGATGCAGTAGATGAGGCTAACGCTAGAAAAACTGAAAACTTTAATTTAGTAAGAGATGCTGCTGCTGAACTTTCTGGTATAGCATCAGCACATAGAGTATATGAAGATCCGTTAGGCACATTAAAAGGTGTTGGTCAAAGTATGGGAGATATAACTACACTACCTCTTGGTTTAGGACAAGGTGTATATAACTATGCTAATACTGGAAAATTTGACATGGGTGTTAATCCTCTTACGGGTTCTAACTATGGGGAGGGTTTTGATGAAACAATGGATGCAATTGGTGTTGCTGGTTTAATAGCACCTGGTTTAAGCGGACTAAGAACTGCAGGAACTTTTGCTAAAGCTGGTGATTTAGTTAGTGATGTAGGTAAAGGATTTAAAACATTGACCAAAGGTAAGCCGCAAGGTAGTATACTTAGTAAGTATAGAAATATTGAAGAGTTAAGACATGCTAAAGGTTATAAAAATTTTAAGGCTGCTAATGAAGCTTATCCAGAATTATTTCCAACTGAAGAATCTTTTATGCAAGCTAAAAATGAAGCAAATGCATTATTGAAAGAATATAAACCAAAGTTTGAAAAACAATTTGGTAAAGGAAAGGATGATGAAATATTAGTATTTGGTGCACATGATGATGTAGGAAAATTAAAGTCTAATGAAGGATTTTTAGTTGATGATGAATTTGCTAAATCAACTGGTTTAGAAAATGATTTAACTAATCAACAAAAGTTTTTAGGTGATACTTATCAGTTAGAATACTCTGGTTACTTTAATAAGAATCCTGGTTATGGTGGTAATAAACAGTTTGCAGAATATTTATCTAATCAAATTGAACCAGTCATAGGGGCTAATAAACTTAAAGCACCGGCTCAAGTTAGAAGAACATCTAGTTTTAATAGACCTGTTAAAACAATGAGAGGTGATCAGGAACTTATGTTAAATTATGATGATTTACTTGAAGGAGATGTAATATATCCAGAACATAATTGGAGTACAACTACTGATATGACAGGCAATGTTTGGGGAAGTGGTGATCCTACATCTAAAGTAGCTATTATAAATGTTCCTGAAGGACAAAGTGCTTTTAGGCCTAATATGTATACAGGATCACAATATGTTGATGAACAAGAATTATTATTACCATCTAAGTTAGGTTACAAAGTATCTGGAGTTAATACAAAAGGTTTTGGAAGTGAGTCACCAAGATTTATTTTTGATGTTCATAATCCTTATAAACAAGGTGGAGCTACAAATGATTATATAGAATTAGATATTCCAGAAGATAAAATTCAACACTATTTAAATAACGGATATAATGTTGAAGAAGTATCTGTTCCTATGATGGCTAATGGTGGTACACCATCTGATATATGGTATCAATATACAGGAACCCCTTGGTCTGAAGCAAAAGCTAAAGGTCTTACTGATGGAACTATGGAACAAAACTTAGCTCTTGTTAAAAGACTTCAGGCTGGTGAATTTGGAGAACCTAAAATAGTAGATACAAAATCTACTCCTACAGTTACTCCATATGATCAAATGGTATTTGCTTTAGTAAAACAAGGTAATAGCTTAGATGACTTAGTAAAACAAAAAGTAGGTACTAGAGAAGGATTAATATTTAAGTATCCAGAATTATTTGCTAATAAAAAGAATGTAAGTGCTCCTAAAAAACCAGGTCCTAAACCTAAGAAAGGAACTACAATAATGGAACAATTTGATGCATTATCTAAGTTTGCATCTCCTTATATTGATAAAGTAGGAGATGCTGTGTCTACTGCTTATGACTCTTGGATTAATAGGATGTCAAAAATTTCAGAACAAGAAGCAAAAACTAAAGTTAATAATCTAAATAACTTAGGTGTAGTAGACTTTTTAAAAGAAGCAGATGTTAGTTATTCTCCATATAGTGCGAAACAAACACCTTCGGCACCTACAATTGATATGAATAAGTTATTTCCAAATAAAATGGATCAACTTAAAAAGTTTGCAAAACCTGAAGTACAACAAAAACAAGTTATAGAGCCATATGATATGGAAGCTCTAAGAGCTCAATTAACACAATCAAATATGGCAGGTGCTCCACCATCATTAACAAGACAACCTTCTCAACAACCATTAGGTAATAATAGTGCTGCTCAATTTGCAGAATATGGTCAAAGAGGTCAAGGTATTGAAAATACATCTCTTGATTTAAAACCAGATCCTGAACTATCTCTTTGGGATGCAATGAGTAAATTAACTAAAGATATATCTTCAAAAGAAACTGTTGAAGAAAAACCTCCTGTTTTTGACAATAGTATTAGTTCACAATTAGTTGATCAAGAATGGCTAGGTAGACAACAAAAAGATTATGAACGCTATAGTAAATTTATGAGTAGGGGTAGAGACATTGCTAATAGAACGGATGTTCAAAGAAATGTTGACTCAGAAAAATTCTTTGCTGATATGGCTAAACCTAACTCTGTTATTATTGATATAGGATCTGCATTAGGAAATTCTGATCCAAAACTTGCTGGTGTATCTGTATGGGAGTTAACACAAAACCCAAAAATAAAACAAAAGAAAATTAAAGTGATTGCTACTGATATTCCAGATCAAGTAAAATCATTTAAAGAACATGCTAAGAATAAAAAAGCTTATAACATAGATTATGCTGAAGTACCTATGACATTTAACACTCCTATAGATAATATTTTAAAATCTAAAAATCTAACAAATACAAAGGATGTATATTTAAGGGCAGCTAATAGTATTGACTTGTTAATGACTGTAGCACAAACAAAAGAACATTTTTATAACATTGCAAAAAAATTAAAGAATAAGAATGTAACTTATGTATATAACAATATGATATGGTACAAACCTGCAGGTGAGACTAGTTGGTCAAAAATAGGTAATATAAACAATGCAGCTTATGATCATAATGCCGCATCATGGAAACTGGATAAAAATAGAAAACCATATGCTTTAACAGGAGATGATGTTAGAAACCCATTTAATAACTAAATCTAAACTTATAAAGTTTAATGATTAATTTAAAAATTAGTATATTTAATATATAATAGCCACTCATGAAAGTTAGAATATATAAGTCTGGAGGTACAACAGGTAAATTTATTAGTAGATTAGATAAATTTACATCACTACCTACAGCAGCTCCAGGTATGCAAGTTGATTCAGAAAGAGAATTAAAATCACAAATTGCAGATCTTATTGATAAAAACAATCTTTCTGATAGAATAGTTATACAGCAATTACAAAATGCAGGTTATACATATGACTATTCTAAAAAACTTGTTGATTCAGTAATGGATGAAATAGAAGATGATTACTATTCTTCAAAAAGAAGAAGAAGTAAGAAGAAACAATCTATGATGGATTCTGAACTTATTGAAACTGAAGATGAAAGAAGAGAAAGAAAAAGAGAAGAAGAAGATAGGTTAACTGAAGAACGTAATAAAAAAAGTAAAGCTTTATCAGAAGATGCTGTTAGAGATATTGATGAAAGTTATGAAACTGAAGAAGATGAGAATGATGAGTCTGATCAAGATCTTCAAGAAGACTTTGATGAAGATGATGAAATACTCATGGATGATCCTAATCAAGTTTCTGAAGATGCTTTAAAATTAGCAACAGCACAATATGGTATGGAAATGCAAGATGATAGATATAACATACAATGGCCTGGTATGCAGATGGATTTAAATACAATGCGTAAAGGTGGTATTCCAAATAAAAAGAAGTTTATTAACTCAACAGTTAAACAACTTAGAAAAGCAGAAATGGGTATGCAAAAAGACCCATCTATAAAGAAACAACCAAATCCATATGGAACATTAGATAATCCTTTAGGAATAAATCTTACTCCTAATAAATCTTTAGTGTCTGCAATAAAGGGTACAGCTCAAAATTTTGCAGATGAACAAAGATATAAACAAGAAGCAGAAAGCATGTATAATCAACAATTTGAGAATGGTGGCGCAAATGATTGGGCTACTAACTTACATAACTATGGAGAAGCTCTTTCACATGAAATGCCAGACATGAGTACTACAGGGCTTAATACTGATTTTAATGGTCAACAAATGTCTTTTGGAGGAACTAGTAGAAGAATAAGAAGAGCTAATAGAGGTATGTTTGGTGTACCTATAGCTCCTCCATTTGTAGATACTGATTATGAATTTGGACCATTTGGTGGTGTAAGAAAAGCAAAAGCTACTTATGACATGTCTAAAATGTCTGAGATGCTAAAAGCAAATCCTAACTTACTAAAAGATTATATGTCACAGGTAAGTGATAGTATGCCAAAAGGTAGAGGGTTATGGAATTGGTGGACATCAGATGCTCCAGGTTTTAATTTTAATCAATCTTATTCAACAACTAGAACTGTTAGATCAGCTCCTATAACTAAATTAAAATGGTTTACTGAGAGTGTTAATAATGCAGCAGATCCAACTAAAAATAATGAAGTTAAAATTAATAATAATCCTGTATCAGCTGATCAAACAAAAAAATATCAAGACTATATTGATTGGTGGACATCTTTAGGACCAGCTGCTTCTGGTAGAGGTAAAGCAGCTCCTATCAGTATTAATCAGTTTATTGCAAAAGATGCTGATGGATTAAGTGAATATGACCACTGGGTAAAAAGATCACCTGGTACAACAATGTCAACAAGAGCATCTCAACCAAATCTTACAGATGAACAATTATTAAACTATAATAATTTTTCATCAGAAAGTGAAGATAGAGCTATCTCAAATGAAGTTATACCTACACCATATTCGCCAATTACAAATAAACCTATAAGTCCATTTAATACTCCAGTTCCTAGAAATGAAGATATGGACTTTTTAAATTCTGATAGGTTCTCATCTGAAAATCTAGATGAAAGTTTAATGTATCCTCAAGATAATTCATACATGATGAATACTGAAGGGAATAATTCACCAGCTTCATCAAGTTCAACAACAGTTAATAGTTCACCTTATTCATTAACATCAAAGCAAACAGGATCACAAACAGAAGAGTTTTGTTATCCTGGACAAAGTTGTTATACTTTATCTGATGATCAAAGTTGGGATAGAAATATATTTAATGACTTACCTGAAGCACTTACTGCTTATGGAGCAGCTAATAAGTCTGATTGGTTTACTGATGCTGAAAAATTTAATGAAACAAAACTTGACTTATCAAAAGTAACAAAGAAAGAAGCTATAGAGGCAATTAAATCAAGAATTCCAAAACAAGATTTACCAAGAATGAAAAATTTAGATGAATACATAGATAAATGGCTTAAGTTTCAAAAAGAAAATCAAAAAGCATACGGTACTACTAATACTGTTGATCTATATGATTATGACTTTAGTGGAGATAGTCCTAAGTATGCTGATTGGTTAAATGTATCTGGCAAAGCAGGTGCTCAAAATCCATATGATATTTTTGGTGCAACACCAGCTTTAGATTTTGAAGATTATCAAAAAGCTTTTGGTGGTTCAATAAATAATTTACAACCAGATCAGTATGGTAACTTACAAAAGTTTATTTATGGTGGTGATGAGTATGCTTATGGTGGATCTCTTAGACAATTTAATCCTGGTGGTGAGCAAATTGATCCTAACTATAGAGATGCACGCGGTATGAATTATCAAGACTATATTGATAGACATAGTGAGTTGGCTGGTAAACAAGTTAAGAATAGTCCAAATTCAACTTATACTGGAGCTTATAGTACAGCAGCACCTCAAAGTTGGGCAGAATGGAAAGCAGAACAAGAAGCTGAAAAAAATCCAAATGCATCTACTACTAATACTAGTACTACTAACACTACTACTACAAATAATACTACTAACTCAAATACTTCAACTAATCCTTATAATCAAGATTACTTTAGTAAGTTATTTCAATCAGACCCTAATGCTAAAAAAGGTTTTGAAGAATATTTAAGAAGTCAAGGTTTGCCTACTGGACAGGATTTAAAGAACAAAGGTACTTTTAATTATACCAACAGTGACGGAAATCCTGTAATTGGTTTTGGTCCAGCTAAACAAAACTTTGGTTCTATGATTGGTAACATGTTTGGTTTTAGTAGAGACTTTGATTATTATACAAGTCCGGATGGTCAAATTGATCAGGCTATGATTGCTCAAATGATGAAAGATCCTACCAAGACTCTTGTTAAAACTAAATACAAAGAAGGTAAGTGGTTTAATCCATTTGATAAAGATAAAAGAATTACTAAGTGGGAAGTAATGAATGCTGCTGGAAATGCTGCAAATAATGATCCTAATGCTAAGACTAATACTACTTCTAATACTGATAACAAAACAGATAATACAATTCCAGGATGGAAAGGTTATCCATATGCTTTACCAGGTGATGAAAATAAAAATCAACCTACAACTAATATAAATAATCAAGATATATCAACAACTGAGGGATCTCAAGAAGATGTACAAGATGATCAAGCTAGAGATGCTACTGGAAAGATTGGAAGAAATGAAATGTTAGCCACTAATGTTAATGATCAAGGAGAAATAGTTGGTATTGGTAACAAAGGTGAGGTTATTAACACTCCTCAATTTTATAATGAAAGAAATAGTCAAAGATATACAGGTACTGATATTGATGGTGAAAAAATGTATGAGACTTATACTGATAAAGATAGGTTGAATGATGCTTTTGATGTATCTGGTTTTTCTAAGAAAGACTTTAAAAAACAAGGTCCTGCTTTGTTTGGAGATACTAAAGGAGGTACTAGAAGTGAACTTGCTAATGAATATGAAAGCAAAGGTTTCTTTGGTAAAAGAAAGATGAGAAGAGACTTTATGAAAAATGATCTCTGGGATATGCCTTTAGATAGTGGTGCTATAAATGAAAGAAGAGGTAATCCAAGAATTTCTGACAATAATTTTAAAGGGCCTTTTCCAAAACCTGGTGTAGAAAATCCAACTTCAGATCCAAAATACATACCTACAGCAGAAGATTTTAATTTTTCTAGTCCACCAGCAGGATCTACAGGAGGTAATCAGCCTTCTTCAGTTGTACCTCAAGGTAATGAAGATTACTTAGATCAATTACCAATGGCATATGGGGGATATGTTCCTACATATATGGCTTATGGTGGTTACATGCCTGATTATGGATATGGTGGATACTATGATAATGGTGGTAGTACTGTAGTTGGGCCTAATCCAGATTTTGTTGGACCTCAAGCAAATAACTTTGCAGCTGATGCTGATAATAATGGTATTCCTGATTATCTAGAAGTTAAAGATGGTAAGAGTGATATGGCAATCAATAATGTAGGTA